CACGGCTACGGCTGCCACCAGTGACTTTGCCTACATAGAGAACAACCGCACTATTGACAAGGCGATTCGTGAACTGAACCGCGTGTTGGTGCCCAAGGTTTCAGGGCCTGCCTATATAGACCCTGATACGGGGAACCTGCAAACAGCTACTGTGTCGGCTATCAATGCCCTTTGTGAGGAGCCTTTGGATGCAATGAAGCGCAATGGAGAACTCAGTGGATACAAAGTCTATATCAACCCACGTCAGCGCATTCTGCAAACCTCCAAGTTGGAGGTAGTACTCAAGATTGTACCCGTAGGCACCATGCGAGAGATAGAAGTCGCTATCGGCTTTGCCCTATCAGTCTAACCCCTAAAACCTATAAACTATGTTAGAATACGAACCCCTTATCAACGGAAGAGAATACGGATGGGCAGATATTATCTGTACCATAGGTGGAGTACCTGTAACAGGTATCGTGGCTATTAAGTACGAGGAGAGCCAAGAGAAGGAGAATGTATATGGAGCAGGGCGTCACCCCGTGAGCCGTGGTTATGGTAGGGTGAAAACTATCGCTTCTATTACCTTGCTCTCGGCTACTGTAATGGCTCTCAAAGCCAAAGCTCCTAAAGGGCAATTACATCGTATCGCTCCTTTCTCTATTACCATAAACTATCAGCCCGACAATCAGCCTTTAGTAACCCATATTCTAAAAAATTGTGAGTTCCAAAAAACGGCTATTGAATGGAAAGAGGGCGATATGCACAAGGAAATAGAATTAGAACTCATTGTAAGCCATGTGGTAGACAAATCTGTTTAATTCCTTAAATTCTATAACTCTTAAATCTTATTTAATCATGGAAGAAACATACAAATTTGTAGAAGACAATAGCCCTAAAGAAGAAACCATTTGTGGGCTTAGTATGGCCGAAATACAAACCCTTAAAGAGGAACACGGCGAGTTAGTATTGGTAGAAGTAGAAGCTGACGGACAGACCCACCAAGTAATCTTCAAGGAGCCTACCTTTAAGCACCTAGAGGCGATGACCAAGATTTCCAAAACCGATGAGGTGAAAGCTGCTCAAGTAGCCTACCTAAACTATGTTGTGAAAGCCGACAAGGCTATCGAAGGACGTGATATGCTTAAGCTCAAGGCCGTAGAAGCTCTCATGCTAAGAGTACAAAAAACGAAGGCGACTGCAAAAAACTTGTAGGCTCGTTGTTATCAACAGGTGCGGATAGCACCGAGCCAAGCGACAAAGAAGAGTGGAAAGTAGAGGCACTCATACGAGCCAACTTTGGGGTAGATCCCTATGAACTACAAGCGAGTGAGTGGTGCAAACTCTATGCCCAAGCCCTATGGCTGGAGCACTGGCGGATGCAGAATCAAGCGGAACTGTTCAAGGCTTTGTTCAAGGGCTAAGGATGCCTAGGTGTTCCCTTATGGGGGAAGTCAAGTTCTTCCGAGTAAATCTCTCTAAGGATTATACAGAATAAGAAGATGCTGAAACTTAGATAAAGACATACGCCCCCTACCTCAAAGAAATGCCATAGGATAGAGCTTATGACAAATACAATAAAAGACAATGGATAAGTGAGCCAAAAAAGTGTTTTCATAGTAGTATAAGTTTAACAAGGCAAAGTTACAAAAAAGAAATGGATAATACATTTAATTTCGGTATAAATTTCAATATTGTAGGGGATAATCAAGTCTCTGCTGTATTTGTGGCCTTGTTTAAAAATATGGATATACTACAGGCGGAGATTACCCAAATCAATCAAACCCTAAACACCTTTTCTGAAAACACCACGAGGGCCATAGAAGGGGTAAGCAAAACGGTCAAGGAGAGCACCAAACTTACTAAAATCAACCTTGAGAGTTTCCTAAACCTCACCGATAGGGCAACAACGGCCGTAAAAGACTTATACGCCCCTGGTATGGCGCTTGAAAAAAACCTCGCTGAACTCTCAGCTATTACGGGCGTTACAGGTGATGGACTCAAGGCTATAGAAATGGCCGCTCGTGACACCGCTAAAACCTTTGGCACCTCGGCCGTGGATAATGTAGAGGCCTACAAGATGATGCTTTCACAGCTTAGCCCAGACATCGCCAAGAATAGCGAAGCGATGAAACTCATGGGGGAGAATGTAAATATCCTCTCCAAACAAATGGGTGGTGACACCATAGCGGCTACCGATGTACTCAACACCTCGTTGAACCAGTTTGGGGTGAGTATGGAAGATCCTATCAAGGCTGCTAAGATAATGACCGAGATGATGAATGTGATGTCCGCTGCTGCCCAAAATGGGTCGGCTGAATTACCGCAAATCAAGCAAGCTTTGGAACAAGTCGGTATGGTAGCTAAGACTACTGGTTTATCGTTTGCCGAGACCAATGCCTATATCCAGCTGCTTGACCAAGCGGGTAAGAAAGGTAGCGAGGGAGGGGTTGCCCTGCGTAACGTACTGACTACTCTTTCAGAGGGTCGCTTTACCTCCAAACTCGCTGCCGATGGATTGAGGGAAGCGGGTATTAGCACTGATTACTTAGCTGATAGTAGCATACCCCTACATGAACGACTCAAAGCATTACGTAAGATACAAGGTGATACTGCCCTAATGACCAAGGTATTTGGCAAAGAGAATATGGCAGCCGCTATTGCTCTTATCAATACAGCAGACCAGGCAGAAGCCATGACTCAACAAATAGTGGGTACCAACTCGGCCATAGAGCAGGCAGGGGTAATTATGGAAACCACAGAGGAGAAAAACAATCGCCTTACCAGACAGGTAGAGGACTTTAAGATTTCTATTTTCAATGCTACCAATGGAATATTTGGCTATGCTAGTGCCCTGAGTGATATAGCAAAAGACTTGACCAATTTTGCCCCTTTATTGGTAGGCGTCTACAAGGGGTTTGTTTTCCTAGCCGATGCCCAAAAGCGAGCTACCCTATGGACAAATATATGTTCGGCGGCCACCAAAGCTATGGCTGTGGCACAAGGGATTCTGAATGCTATCATGAACATGAACCCTATCCTATTGGTGGTAAGTGCCATTGCACTACTTATAGGCTATGTAGTAACAGCAACAAACTATTTTGACAACTTTGGCTCTACTATGTTGCTCCTCTTAGGCCCTATAGGTATGCTTATCAGTGCCTTTACGATGATTAAGCGGCATTGGGATAGTATTGTAGAGGCCTTTAAGTCAGAAGGTATCTTAGCGGGGTTTAAGCGTATTGGTTTGGTACTTTTGGATGTAATTATGGCGCCTTTGCAGAAGATACTCGGTTGGGTGGCAGAGCTTACGGGTTGGGAGTGGGCGGCCAATGCCTCTGGAAGTGTAGAGGAGTTCCGAAAGAATATGGATTTGGTCTCCGAAGAGGAAAAGGCTAAGACCCAAAAGGACGACAAACCCCAAGAGGTGACCCTTGTAGAGAGCAACAGCTTTGATCTGAAGAAAAACCAACCTACCGTGCCTACTGTAGGAGGGGTAGCTACCCAAAAAACTATGAACAGCACGGGAGTCGGAGGCGACAAAAGCAAGAGTGAAAACAAAGTGCGCAACCTAACCATTGGTAAGATGATGGACAACTTTAATATCTATATGAATGCCGACAGAGGCTTCGACAGGCAACAGCTCCTACAGGCCGTAAGAGAGATTCTCCTCACCGCTACTGCCGACTTTGCAGGTGGATAGGCGGGCAAGTGCGAGCCGCATGAGCGATTTTATAAGATAACCTATAATAACGATGATAGACTTTAACTTTCAACCTCAACCCCTGACCATAGCCAAGACGACAGCCGTTAATCTTGCTTTCCGCTTTGGCATGCAAACAGGTAGGCACTTAGAGGTCAAAGAGTTTGACGGCACTTTCTCTTCAATAGAAGACTTGGAGAATCGCCCATGGCTGACTTCCCTTAGGATGAGTACCCACTATGAGGGCGAGCGCTACAGTCTGCTTTTTCAAGAGGTGATTATATCGGTTACTCAAGAACGCAACATCGTAACCACACCTCTACAGGGGCGTGACGGCACTATAAAGGAGTATATCAGCAATGGCGACTATGGGATTACCTTAGATATAGCCCTAACAGATTATGAGGGAGAGCCAAGCGAACAAGCGGATGAGGAGTTTCTCCTACCCAAACAGGACTATCCACTAAGTCAGCTGGAGACTCTTAGAAAACTCCTTACTACCCCCGAAGCGGTAGAGATGGAGAGTGATTTCCTATATGCCTTTGGCATTAAATCAGCCGTGGTTACCTCCTTTTCTTTGCAACAGGAAACCCATAGCAATCGCCAAAGCGTACAGATACAAATGCTTTCTGATGAGCCTTACGAAATCAAACAAATACAACAAGACGAGTATGTTAAGATTAGTAAGTAGAATAACTATTGATACGGGTAGTGCCCGCTGGCAATTCAATTCGGTAGCCGAGTGTAACATTGTAGAAGATATAGGAAGCCTTACCGACACCTGTGAACTTAAGTTACCTCGTAATATCAAATGGCAGGGGCAGGTAGCACCTGGAGGAAATAATAAAGAAATGATTTATCCGCCCATAAAAAGAGGCGATCGTATTACGGTAGAACTCGGTTATGATGACGACTTAAAAGTACGCTTTGCAGGTTATATCCGCTCGGTAGATGCCAAGGTGCCAGTTACGATTACCTGTGAGGATGGTATGTTCCTGCTCAAATCTATCAAGGCTGAACCCAAGGCTTTTAAGAACGCTTCACTCAAGGAGATCATAGAGCACCTGCTCAAGGGTACGAATATCGTTTATAAGCTCATAGATGACAACATACAAGTAGGCGCCTGGCGTATTACCCAACCCAGTGTATCACAAGAGTTACAAGAACTAAAGGACAAGGTAATGCTTAGCAGCTACTTTAGATTTGTTGAAGGGCAATCGGTGCTATATATAGGTTTGGAATACCCTATAGATAACAGAGAAAAGCACCTCTTTAAGCATGGCAAGAATATCATTAAGGAGGATTTTACCTACCGCAACAAGGAAGATATACGAGTAAGGGTAGAGGCACAGAGTTTCAATGCCAAACATAGAAAAATCACTTATGAGTATGGCGACAAAGACGGCGATGTGATTAAGATTCGTATTGACGGACTTTCGGAAGAAGAGCTAAAGAAGTATGCCATGCAGGCCTTAGAGCGCTATAAGCAAAGTGGGTTTAAGGGTTCATTTGAAACTTTTGGTACTCCCGAAGTACGCAAGTGTGACATGGTGGAGATACACGCCTCCGACGGAAATCGGGGTACTTATTTAGTGAAAAAGAATGAGATTAGTTTCGGCACCAACGGCTACCGACAAAAAATAGAACTCGGCAATGCACTATGATAAAACAACTTATACAACAATTAGCCTATACGGGGCAGGAGCTATACGCCAAAGTGTGTAAGGTAACCTCTGTAGACGAGGAAAACCAGACAGCTGATGTAGAGCCTTTGGACGGATCCTCACCTATTTATGATGTGTATTTGGTAGTGAATATGGAACAAGGAGGCTTCTACCTTCAACCCAAAGTAGGCTCGCTGGTGTGTGTCGCTTTTATAGGCAAGGAAACGGCTATAGTAGTGGGAAGTTCCGCTTTGGATAAGGTAGAATGCACCTCGGAAGGGTTTAGCTTAAAAATTGAAAATGGTAAAATCCAAATCAAGAACGAGCAAGCCAATTTTAAAAAACTTTTAAATGACCTTTTAACTGAGCTTAAAAGCGCTATCATACAAACCCCTTCAGGCCCTGGCAACTTTGCCCCACAGAACGTAGCCAAGTTTGAAGAAATCAACAACAAAATAAACCAACTATGGGCTTAAACAAGGAACAACTCAAACAAGGCATTATCTCCCTTCAGCGGGATATGCTTACCAAAACCGAATCCAGTATGGAAGAGTATGCCGAACGCTTAGCAAGCCTTATTGATACCTTTGTCAGAAGCGGCGAGGTAACGGTGCAAGCAGGAATCACCCTACAGGCAGGAGCTTATACGGGCGCCACGACCAGTACAGGAACGGGGGCAATAAGCTAAGCAGTTAGTAACTCAAAATTAAAAACTTAAAAAATGGATTGGATATTAGAAGGACTTAAAGAACACATCATATCATTCTTAGGAATGGTACTCTCAGGCTTGGCAGGTTGGTTTTTTGGCCGCCCAAAGCAACAGATGGAGTTACAGACCAATGAATTAGACAATGTGGATAAAGCGGTGAAGATATACCGAGAGATGATAGAAGACTTAGGGGCTAAGTATGCCAATGCAATCGAGGAACTCAAGAAAGCCAATGCTCGCATTAAGGACTTAGAGGCTTCCGTAGAGGAGCTTTTGGCGGAACTTAAAAAATACAAACAACTCAATGGTAAAACAAAATGATTGTCACAGTCCTACATAACCAATCACTCCTTGACCTCGCCCTGCAACACACAGGTACCATTGAGAGTATCTTTGAGTCGGCAGAAGCTAATGCCCTTAATATCACCGATGATATACAAGCAGGTAAAATCTTAATACTACCAACTGAAGCATTCACTAACAAAGAAATATTGGCGTATTACACAGCAAAGAACATCCAACCTGCTACGGCTTTCACCAGAGAAGACAAGCAAGTGTTGGAACGTCTTGAGGGTATCAGTATTTGGGCAATTAATCTTGATTTTGTAGTAGGAGGCTAAACTACTGACAACTAACCACTAACAACTGAACAATGGCACGAAGCATACAAGAAATACAAGAACTCATCTACCAGGCCAAGACACAAGAGCCTGCCCTTAATGAACTTAATAGCGCCT